GAGTGCAATCCGCTCTCCCGTGAATACCACGAACCCCTTTCGTCAGAGGACGATAAGCCATGACCGAGACCCGCTTCCCGAGCAAAGACCGGGCCACGCAGGAGTTCGTGAACGTCATCCAGACGGCGACGCCCCTAGCTGGTGCCTCTGGCAACGTCGCCAATGCCTCTGCGGTGGCCACCCTGACCCCAAGCGCCACAACGACGGCATACCTCACCGGCTTTGACATCGACGGCTCCGGCGCGGCCGCTGGCGCTGCTGTGACGGTCACCGTGTCGGGCCTGCTCGGCGTCACCAGGTCGTTCACCTACGTCTTCGCTACGGGCGCGGCCGTCACCAACGCTCCATACGTGAAGCGCTTCGCTCCTGCTCTGCAGGCGAGTGCCATCAACACGCCGATCGTCGTGACATGCCCGGCTTCAGGCGCCGGCGGGACCAACTTGACTGTCAACGCCTACGGGTACCAGCTCTGATGCGCCGCTTCGCTATGTCCCTGTTCTACGGCTGCAGCTTTGGGGTTCTCATGCTGCATGCGCGGATGGGCAAAGTGACTCTCGGGGTCGCTCTAAATGGCCGCTGACACCACGTCCGACGCCATCAGCATGGATACCATCAAAGAGGCCCTGGCTTCCCTGCCGTGGTACAGCGAACTGACGCCCGAGCAGCGCGCATTCAATAGGCGTTTATGGGCGTGTTACAACGACCCCGCCGAGTTCCGACGCCTTATCGCAGCCAAAACTAAATCAAAGGCTTAAGTGAATTAAATGGCAGGTCGCCCGCCGAGTGAGAAAACATTCGCCAACATGCTCCGCGTGGCGATCAAGGAAGCTCACGAGGACGGCAAGGACAAGCTGCGGGCAGTAGCTGACGCGCTCGTTGCAAAGGCGATGACCGGTGACGTGTCTGCCATCCGCGAAATAGGCGACCGCCTCGATGGCAAGCCAATGCAGGCAATTGAGGGCGACTTCACGCACGATGTGGCTGATCCGCTGGCAGCGCTGCTGCAGACCATCGCCTCAGGCGGGAAAAGGCTGACCAGTGACAGCAACGATCAGCCCTGACCAGTTCCTCGACCCGATCTGGCGGCTGCATAATCTCTACTTCATCATCGATGAGAAATCGAAGCGCGTCCAGTTCACGCCGAACGCGGCGCAGCTCGACTTCATCCAAAACATGCACACCCGGAACGTCATCCTTAAGGCGCGCCGCCTCGGGTTCACGACGGTGTGCTGCCTCGCCTACCTCGATGATTGCCTGTTCCATCCAAACGTCACCGCCGCGCTAATCGCGCACAAGCTGCCAGACGCGCAGAAGATTTTCGCCAGCAAGGTCAAATATCCCTACGACAACCTTGCCGACCAGTTGCGGGAACGCCTGCCGCTCAAGAAGGACAGCGCCGACAGCCTGGGCTTCGCCAACAATTCGGAAATCAGCGTAACGACCTCGGCACGCTCTGGCACGCTCAATTGGCTGCACGTGTCAGAGTACGGCAAGATTTGCGCGATGTCGCCGGAGCGCGCTCGCGAAATCCGCACCGGTTCCTTTCCCGCTGCTGAGCACGGCATCATCACCATCGAGAGCACGGCTGAAGGCGAGGGCGGCGACTTCTACGACAAGACGATCGATGCGCAAAAGCTGGTCTCGCTGAACGCCGATCTGACGCGTAAGGACTTCAAGTTCTTCTTCTATCCGTGGTGGAGCGACCCAAAGTCAGTTCTGGAGCGCACCAACGTTCCGGTCTCTGAGGACGACGCGCTCTATTTCGAGCGCATCTCCAACGAAATCAAAGCTGATCCCGTCCTGGCGCCAACGTTCAACGGCTTCAGCGAGGCGCAAAAGAACTGGTGGGTAACGGCCGAAGGTGAATACGGCGGCGACATGAAGCGGGAATACCCCGCAACGCCAAAGGAAGCGTTCGAGCAGGCCATAGAAGGCGCGATCTTCGCAGACGATCTGGCCATCGCCTACAAGCAGCACCGCATTGGGCCGTTCCCGATCGACACGAGCCGGCCGGTCCACACCTTCTGGGATCTGGGCCGGGCGGACGAGACGGCGATCTGGTTCGCACAGGACTTCGGCAGCCAGACGCGCTTTGTCGGATACTACGAGAACAGCGGCGAGTTCATCGACTTCTACCTTCGATACCTCGCCCGCTGGGCCGACGAGCACCACATCGTCTACGGCAAGCACTACGTGCCGCATGACGGTGACCGGGACAGCCTGTGGCTCAAGGAAGGCACAATGGCGGTCATGTCGCGGCTGGGCTTCAAGCCCCGGGTCGTGGATCGCATAGCCGACAAGTGGACGGCAATCACCATGGGCCGTCGCAAGTTCGGCCAGGTGGCCTTTGATGAGGCCGGGTGTAAGGAAGGCCTCGCAAGGCTGAAGAAATACCGCAAGGAATGGGACGAGCGCCGGGGTGTCTGGCGCGAGCATCCATACCATGGGCCGGAATCCAACGGCGCCGACGCCTATCTGACGTTCGCGCAATCCGGTCACACCCCGAACAATGGTCCGATCAAGGTGCGCGACAAGTATCGCCAGCACCGAGACAGCGACACGAGCGAGGCTTCACAATGGGCAGCCTAAGCAGGTGGTTCACTGAGCGCCGCTTACGGCAGGCATGGGGTCAAGCAATCGCCCGTTGCCGCCGCAGCCCGTGGAGCGGGAAGTTTGCCACCAAGCGCTTCGCCATCCTGACCATCCGCATGTTTGAGTGCATCAACAGAGTGACGTTCGACCCGTTCGACAGTCGGCATGTGGACTGTGTAGCAGGCATGGCCTCCCACACCGAACTGTTCGAACGGCTGCACCATATCTGGGGTACGCGCATTCATGGCCGCTAAGCCCGACAAAGCCGCGCCGGTTGCCGATACGTCCTATGACGAGATGGACGAGGACACCAAGCTTCGCTCCTACAAGGCATGGTTCCGTGCCGACCGCGAGCATTCGGCCGCATGGCGTAAGCAGGCCAAGGAGGACTTTGACTTCCTCGCCGGCGAGCAGTGGACCGAGCAGGATAAGGCCACGCTGCGCGACCAGATGCGGCCGATCATCACGTTCAACCGCACGAACCCGATCATCAACTCGATTTCCGGCATGGAGATCAACAACCGCCAGGAAGTGAAGTTCTTCCCACGTGAGGCTGGCGACGCGGCAGCTGATGAGGTGCTGACCAGCGCTGCCGAGTGGTTCCGCGACCTGAGCAATGCCGACGATGAGGACAGCGACATGTTCCTCGACAGCAGCGTGTGCGGGCTGGGCGGCACGGAGACGAACCTGAGCTTCGATGACGAGGCAGACGGCGAGCCGTACGTGTCCTGCATCAACCCGCTGGAGCTGTACTGGGATCACGGCGCCCGGAAGAAGAACTATACCGACGCCACGCGTAAATGGCGTGTCCGCAAGGTGCCGGTCTCCCGGGCGAAGGAACTCGCTGAGCGGCTAGGGATGGAAGACTTCAGCGTCAACGACCTCGATGCCAATTGGGCCATGGATGACGGCGACGAAGAGGTCACTGACCGCGAGCGCGCCAGGCTCTATGCCGACGAAGGCGACCGAGCGACCGACCGCGACGAAGATATGGTCACTATCGTCCATCTCCAGCACATCACACGTGAAACAGTCTGGACGGTTACCGACCCGCAGACTGGGCAGAAGACCGAAGAAATCCCGGACGCCGACTACCAGAAGCTCAAAAAGCGCGCCGACGCGATCGGTATGCAGCTGGTGGCGCAGAAGTCCAAGGCCAAACGCATTCGCACCTGCATCATCGGCAGCAAGATCCTGCTCGATACCGTCGCGCTGTGCCCCAAGGATTTCTCGTTCCAGTTCGTCACGGCTTACATCGACCGGAACACCGGTTTGCCCTACGGCATGATGCGGATCATGAAAGACCCGCAGCGCTGGGCCAACAAGTGGATGAGCCAGGCGATGCATATCCTCAACACCAACGCCAAAGGCGGCGTCATGGTGGAAGAGGATGCCGTCGAGGACGTGCGCGACTTCGAAAAGACCTGGGCGCGCAACGACAAGGTGACCGTCGTCGCCAGCGGCGCTTTGTCCGGCTCTGCGGCGAAGATTCAGCCGAAGAACCAGCCGAGCATGGATGGCTCGTTCTTCAACATGATGACGTTCGCCATCCAGTCGGTGCGCGACGTGACCGGCGTTTCGCTCGAAACCATGGGCATGCGCGAAGCAACGCAGGCCGCCAGTCTTGAGGCTGCTCGCCGGCAGGCTGGTGCGATGGGACTGCAGCCATTGTTCGACAACCTCAAGCGGTATCGCCGCGATGAGGGCAAGTGCATGCTCTACATCATCCAGAAGGTCATCCCCAAGATCGACCAGATGAACGGCAACCAGCCCCGGCTGATCCGTATCGTCGGGGAAGAGGGCGCAAAGTACGTACCTTTGGCGCTGAGGAGCGACGTTCGCTACGACGTGATCGTGGATGACCAGCCGGTCAGCCCGGACCGCAACATGGACACCCTGAAGATACTGGCTCCGTACATGGGGCAGTTTCCGCCCGGCGTCATGCTGGCGCTTCTCGACCTGTTGCCGATCCCGACCAGCGTCAAGGAAAAGATCAAGGCCGCAGCGCAACAGTCCATGCAAGCGGCGTCCCAGCGAACCGATCCGGCCATCCAGATTGCTCAGGACAAGAGCCAGACTGAGCTGAAGAAGACGGCCGTCACCGCAATGGCGCAGCACGAGTCCGACAAGGCAGATCGGGATCTTGAATGGAAGGGCAAGCTGCTCGACTTCCTCAAGGCGATCGAGGTCGCCAAGATCGGAGCGCAGCAGTCGAACGACAGCGCTGCGATTGATGCGGAAGTCGAGCGCGAACTGAACCTCAATGGCATGATTTCGGACCACATCATGCAGGCCAACGATCATCTGCAGGCGCAGACCCTGCAGGCGATGCAACCCCAACCGCAACAGGCGGCATAGGAGTCGACAATGAAAGCCAAAGCCTCGAAGGGCGCGTCTCATCGCGTCATCGCCAAGCGCCCGCCCGGGCCGCAGCACCAGCTGGCCAGTCCGACGAGACAGCCCAAGCTCGTGCCGACATTCAACGGTGCCGGCAGTAAGTCCAAATCGTTCATCAGCGGGGAATGACATGAAACCCGTGGCACACGTCCTGAAGAACGACAATGTCTGGGTGGTGAAAGCTGGCGGCGACGTGCCGGCATGGGCAATCTCCACGCCAAGCTTCATGATGCTCTCGGATGCCGGCGACAACGTCTGCGCCTGGGACGGTATGCATGGACGCATCTACGCCAAAGAGGGCGACACGATCGTCCACGGGCCGGATGGCTTGTTGCTTCAGGAGAAAACTGAAAAGTAACTGCGGTGCGCGACCGTTTCGCGCTTGGGTGATGCCCTTACAATCTGGAGGCCATCCGTGGCTGATACTGAGACTATGCCTGATATCGAAAGCATGGACGACAAAGCCTTCGATGCGCTGAAGTCCGACATGATCGCCGGCAAGGATGTGTCGGTTAAATCCGAGCCCGTCGCAGCCGATCCGGTGCAGACGGAAACTGGTGATGCCATTGTCACCGATGACGACGCAGACGAACTGGTCGTCTCGACTGACACTGAGGACGGGCAGCTGCAAAAGCAGGACAGCGTGCCGTTTGGGCGCTTCGAACGCGAGCGGCTGCGCCTCAAGGAAGAGAAGGCCGCCCGGGCCGCTGAAAAGGCCGACTACGAGGCCCGCGATCAGGCCCGGCAGGAACGCCTCGAAGAGATCATCAAGTCGTTCGCCCAGCCCAAGGTCGAAGCCGAGCCGGTCATTCCGCTCGATCTGCAGACCAACCCGGTTGGGGTGATCGAACATACTGCCAAGCAGCTGGAGGAAATCCAGAAGACCTTGACCGAGCGCTCTCAGCAGGAAGAAGCGCAGCGCCAGGAGCAGGAAGTCTTCAACTTCAGCCGCCAGGAGTTCGCCAAGGCCGTCCAGACCGACCCATCCGTGACGGATGCCTATACGAAGCTCTACGACAGCTTCAAGAGGGAGGCTGAGGCATTCGGGCTCGAAGGCAACGACCTCGCCAATCACCTGGCACAGACCGAAAAGCAGCACATCTACTACGCGCTGCAGAAGAAGATTCCGCTGGGCGACTATGTGAAGCGCCTCGCTGGCGCCCGCACCGGATGGACCCCGCAGGCACAGGCGGCTGCCGCTGCGGCAGCTGTCGATCCGGCGGTGATGCAACAGCAGATCGATGAGAAGCAGCAGATCCAGCGATCGGCGGCGTCTCTCACCAATGCGGGCGGTTCGCCGGCTCGAACGGGGATGCCGACACCGCAGGAATTGCTCGACATGTCGCCGTCGCAGTACGACGCATGGCGGGCAAAGAACGATATTCGCAAGGCCTTTTCGGCCTAGCGCACGTGCATGAAGCGGCGGCTTTTCACGCTTCGATTGGTGCTCGATACCGCACTCCCCTCGCCGGGTCACAGCGTTCGGGTAGCTCTCGCATGAGCTGACGGCCGGCAGCCACCTTACGGCAGCTTGTCCAGCGCGGACGGTAAAGGCGCGACCCCCTCAAACGCATCATCAAGGAGCCAGAAATGGCACTCACGACCTATGGCGTGAACGATACCTTGACCGCGAAGGTGTGGGCACGCGATCTCAATCGAGAAGTCACCAAGGGCCTCGAAATCGCGCCTCTCATCGGCACCGGTCCCAACAGTATCATTCAGCAGAAGACCGAACTCAAATCCGGCGGTGACCGCATCACTGTCGGCCTCCGCATGCAGCTCCGTGGCTCGGGTCAGACCGAAGGCGTGGTCCTGCAGGGCAACGAAGAAGCGCTGACCACCTACTCGGATAACCTCTTCATCAACGAACTGGTTCACGCCGTTCGCTCGAAGGGCGAGGATTCCATCGACCAGCAGCGCGTCCTCTTCGACCTTCGTGAGGAAGGCAAGATGGCCATGGCCGACTGGTGGGCCGAGCGTCTGTCGCTCAGCTTCTTCATCCAGGCCTGTGGCTACACCGGTACCTCGATCACCTATCGTGGCACCTCAACCACTATCGACGCTCGCTATACCGGCCTCAATGCCGCTCTGGCGCCGTCGAGCAACAACGTCAGCTATCCGTCTGGCGCGGTGAACACCGACGCGCTGGTCAATGCCTCGACCACCTCGACGTTCAACTTCGATACCGTCGTCCGCGCCAAGGAAAAGGCGATGACGGCGAACCCGAAGGTGCGTCCGGTCATGGTCAACGGCCAGCCCAAGTACGTGATGTACATCCATCCGTACCAGTTGGTCGATCTCCAGCTCGAGGCGCAGGCCACCGGCTCGATCTCGTGGGCTGACGTGCAGTTGGCGGCCATCACTGGCGGCGAGCTGAGCGGCAACCCGATCTATACGGGTGCTGCCGGCGAGTACAACGGCGTCGTCCTCCGCGTGAACGAAGACGTGACGACCGGTGTCAACGCCTCGACCGGCGCCGAACTCACCAACACCCGCCGTGCGGTGCTGCTTGGTGCGCAGGCGCTGCTCTACGGAACGTCGTCCAAGTACTCCAAGGACACCCCCTACAAGTGGGTGGAAGAGGAGTTCGACTACGGACGCGAACTGGGCATTTCCGCCCAAGGCCTCTTCGGCATCAAGAAGACGCGCTTCAACTCGCAGGATTTCGGGACCATCGTGTGCCCGACCTACGCTGCGGCGCACAGCTAAGAGGAGGGCAGAATGGCTACTGGTACCAACCAGCAGGGCGTTTTGGCCCGCAAGAACGCGCTCCAGGTGCTTCACTCGGCGCGCTTCAAGATCAACTACAACGATACCGGTATCGCTACTGGTGTCGGCACCGGTATCTGGCTCCCGGCTGGCGCGCTCATCAAGGGCACGGATGTGTGGATCACCACGGCGTTCAACGCCGCGACCACCAACGTACTCTCGATCGGTACGGAAGCCTCGACCTACACCAACCTCGCGACAAACGCCCAGACCGTCTCCGGCACCCCTGGTGTCAAGAAGGAGCTGATCGCGACCGGTCTTGCCATCGTGCCGCTCGCGGCCGATAGCCAGATCTTCTATCTCTATACGCAGACCGGCACTGCCGCGACTGCGGGCGTCGCCTATGTCGTCGTCAACTACTATGTCGACAATGACAGGAACGCCGGCACGTAAGTGCTGAGCCTCACGAAACGGGCGCTGATGGCAAGGCTGTCGGCGCCCAAATCCTCCCCCAGACCAGAGCAGCCCAAACCGCCGCGCCGCGGCAAGAAGGCTGCACGGGCCAAGCGTGAGAAGGCGGGCAAATGAGCACTCTTGCCGACATGCGCACGCGCATCCTAGACGATCTGGAACGCGACTCCGCCACCTGGGGAACGCGCATCGGGCAGGCCGTCACCGATGCCATCACGTTCTACCAGCCCAAGCGGTTCTACTTTAACGAAAGCCGCTCCGTGACGTTTTCGACCGTCATCGGGACGGACCTCTACACGTTCAACACGCCGACGCTGACCGGGACAGTAGGTGCCGAGTTCTACAAGATCGATGAGGTATTGATCCTGCAGGGCGGTACCTGGGACATCCTTAAGAAGGTGGACTACGACTGGCTCGAAGACATGGCCGACAACAACGTCAGTCAGGGCCAGCCCTACAACTGGGCCTATGTCGGTCGCCAGATGCGATTCTACCCGAACCCGAACGCGATCTTCACGGTGCGCGTCATCGGCCATCAGAAATTTACAGCCCCTGCGGACGATGCCGTGAATGACAACGTATGGATGAATGAGGGCTTCGAACTCATCCGCTCCCGGGCCAAGAAGGTCTTCGCGATGCACGTCATCGAGGACATGGACCTGGCCTCGCGCATGGACCAGATGGAGCGTTCCGCCCTGACCGCTTTGCGTGAGGCGACCTATCGCAAGACAGAAGGCGGCATGATCGTGCCGACGCAGTTCTGATGCTGGCCTACGGGAGCTATGAACCCGACAAGCCGGTCACCGACCCGGGCGTGTCTCCGGTCATCCAGAACGTAATCCCGCTTGCCTCCACCGAGACAGGCGTCGCCTACAAGCCTTTTGCGTCGTTTCAGGTCATTCCCGGTGCTGCAGCACTGCCCGGTCCGCCCCGAGGCGGCATCTCCATCGTCAATCCGTCATCGGGCAACTACGAGGTTTACGCCTGCACAGCATCGGCCATCTACAAGCTGCAGACGGACTATTCGTGGGTCGCGATAGGGACCGGGTATACACTTCCAGCTGAGGAAGAATGGTCGATCGTCCCGTTCGGCAACTTCCTGCTCTTCACCAACCGATCTGATGGCATCCTGCAGTACAACGTTGCCGTCCCGGCTGGTGTAACGGCCGTGTCCGGTGCTCCTAAGGCGCGCTTCCTGTTCGTGGCCTTTGATTGCGTGTTTGCCGGGGATTGCGACGGCGAGAACCGCCTGCTGCGCAACTCCGGCACCAACAACCACACCCAGTGGACGCCAGGCATCAACAACAGCCAGTACCAGCCGATCCCCGATGGGCAGGAGCTGGTAGCCGGCGCCGCGATCAATGATGGAACGGTCATCGTCCTGCAGCGCAACTCGATCCGAGTCCTGACCCGGACTGGCGACACGCGCCTCTATACGATGAACATCCTCGCGCAGAACATCGGCTGCGTCGGAGCGCGGACCCTCGCCAGCATCGGCACCGAACTGTTCTTCCAGTCAACGGACGGCTTCTACCGGATCAATTCACAGGGCGTCATTCCGATCGGAGCGCAGCGCGTAAACGCGACCTACCTTGCGGCCATCTCGACGGCCAGCTTCTTCACCGTGCAGGCCGCGATCGATCCGGTCAACAAGCTGGTGGCGTGGCTGTACCATCCGACCAGCGATACCGGCGCCACGACGAACCTGTCAGCCGGGCTGCTGTTCAGCTACCAGCTCGACAAATGGGTGGCATTTGTTCCCGAGGCTGCGGCCGCGCTCGCGGGCATCTTCCAGTTCGCGACGCCTGGATATGGCATGGACAGCATCGACAGCTTCGGCACGCTCGATACGCTGCCCTACAGCCTCGATAGCCGCTTCTGGAACGGTGGGCAGCCGCGCCTGGCTGGTCTCAGCGCAGACTACAAGATCGGGTTCTTCGACGGCACATCAATGGCGGCGACACTCTATACCCAGACCGTCGTCAGCCCGACCGACCAGCTATTCGACAGTGTCGTGCCTCAGGACGATGCAGGGGCCGGGACCGTCTCAATTGCTGCCAAGGATAGCCTCTCCGGCACCGCCCGCGTGACTTCGACAACGACTATTCAACCGTCTGGGCGAGCGTTTGTGCGGGCTCGTGGCAAGGTCGCTCAGGGGCAACGCACGATCCCGGCAGGTACGACGTGGACGACTGCGAAGGGCGTTGACACCGTCGTGGCGAAAAAGGGTGGCGTGCGATGAGCCTGTTCGGGCTTGCAAAGGGCCAGCCACAGACCACGAGCCTGCTCCTTGTCGCGGGTGCGCAGAATGTGGTGACCGTCTCGACTACGACGCGAGACAGCTACGATGTGACCGACATCCTGATCTCGAACATGGACAGTTCCGGGCGCACGGTGACGGTGTCGAGGTATGATGGAGCAACCGAGTATCCGCTGCTATTCACCTACCCACTGACGGCAGCGGGGACAGCCGGGTCCAGCTACCTGCTCACCATGCCGATCCGCCTGCCGCAGGGCTGGTCAATCCGGGCAACGCCGAGCGTGGCGTCGCAGGTATTGGTCCACGTGTCCTACGTGGTTCCGTGATTGAATGGATGCCCTGTTGCCGATGGCCGATCCGCTCGCGGAGTGGGATTGGCTGCAGTCACGGTGCCCGCTGCGGAATCTTCGAGAGAGGATCGAGGAGAGACAGGTTGGCGCATATCGCATCCGAGGTTCGGACGCGGCGCTGATCCTCTCGGTCAATACGACGATCGACACGAACCGGCGAGCGCTGTGGGTAGCGGCGCTGGGCGGCACTGTCGGGCGACGACCAAAGGAAAATCTTCGACTGATGCAGACCGTACTGGCTGACTGCGAAGTCATCGCCAGAACATCACTCTGTACTGCCGTCCGCATTGAGCCGGGCGAGCGACCTGACTGGAAACTGCGGTTGTTGCCCATGTTTGGCTTCCGCCCCATCGACTGCAAAGGGCTGACAATCATGCAGAAGGACTTAGACTGATGGCCGGACCTAGCGACGACACTCAAACGGCGACCACAGTTGCGTCCACCGCGCCGTCCAACCCGGACGTTAACCCGACCGTCAGCAAAATCCTGAAGGGCGTGCAGGCCGCGCAGAACGCAGGCCCCCAGGTGTTCGACCATTCGCTCTATGCAGGCGTTGGTCCGACGACAACGGGAGCGTGGCAGAGCACGCTGGATGCAGCGAAGAACCCGATCTATTCCGGCGATATGCAGGGGGCGCTCTCGTCCGTAGGTGACGTGGCGGCAGGGAAGTTCCTCGCGCCCGGATCGAACCCCTATTTCGAAGCCAACCTGCAGAACGGCATCAACGATGTAACCAGCCAGGTCAACTCGTCGCTAGGTGCATCTGGTCGGCTCGGCTCCAACCTACAGGTGGCCGACCTCACCAAGCAGGTGGGTGATCTCTCGACCGGTGCGCGAAGTGCGCAGTACGACACGGCGCGCAATCAGCAGTTGCAGGCCGCCCAGCTGCTCCCGAGCATCTACCAGGGCACGCTCGCGCCATCGGCCATTGCCGGACAGGTGGGCGCGGCTCAGGACGCCAATCAACAGGGCGTCCTACAGGGGCAGTACGACCAGTTCACGCGCAAGGCGAATGCGCCAACCGATCTGCTGGCGAAGCTCACGTCGATCCTTGCAGGCAACACGGCGGCATCTGGGACCAATACAACCTCGACCCAGACGCAGCCCGGTCAAAGCATTTTCCAGAGCATCCTCGGTACCGCGATCGGCGCGGGCAGCCTGTTTCTCTAGGAGACGAGCATGGACTTCGGTTCCATCTATCAGGGCGCCCATAGTTTCGTGGACCCGCGTCGTCAGGCACTGCTCGGCCTCGCCAGTGGCTTGCTGTCGTCTCCCACGTGGTCCGGCGGTCTGTCCAACGGCTTCGCCAACGCGGCTCAGGGCAAGGTTGCTGATGACGCGTACGCCACGAGCCAGAAGGCGGAAGCCGAGCGGCAGCAGAAGCTGCAAGAGACCCTGCAGTACCTGCAGACCGCAGCCCCGGAATATGCTGCCGCAGTACAGGCCGGCGCCATGGACCCGGGCGACGCATTCAGGCAGCATCTTGCCGACCAGCGAGGGACGGGTTCAGTCGATCCCGCCTCCACCGCCTCAGGCCGCCAGAAGCTGGCCGACCAGTACGGCCTTGAGGGCAACGACAAGGTCTCATTCGTGCTCACGGGCAAGCTCCCGGGCGGCAACCAGACGACCCGCGCTGGTGTCGGACAGCCGATCTACGGCAAGAACAAGACCACAGGCGCAATCGAGCCGTGGCAGTCGATGACGGATGGCACGATGGTCAACATCGCCAACCCGAACGCCGACCCGAGCCAGTACGATTTCAACCCGGGCGTGGCTGCTTCCGAGCGGACGAATGCGACGGTGGATGCCAAGACGCAGGCCGCAGCCCGTGCCGCGCTTCCCGGCGCTCAGCAGGCGTTCGATCTCGCGACCAAGGCGGCGGACTCCCTCCTGGGCGACACGGCCGGCATGGCTGACCAGTTCGGCAACACTCTCGGCTTCCCTAACCAGCTTATGCCTATGGCTCGCCCGGGCTCCGACATGGCCCGCTTCCGCACTGAATTGGAGCAGGGGCAGGGCAACGCGTTCCTGCAGGCCCGTCAGGTGCTCAAGGGGGCGGGGCAGGTCACCGACTACGAGGGCGCGAAGGCCGAGGCGGCCTATTCTCGCATGGCACTCGCGGCCAAGAACAACAACCAGCAGGAGTTCGTCGCCGCTGTGACCGACTTCAAGCAGGCCGTGGCCGAGGGCTATCAGAAACTCAAGGCTGCTGCCGAGGGCGACTATGCTAAGGGCGGCCCGGGCATTGCCGGTGGCGGCGTGTCTGACCCAGAGATTGAGAAAATCCTTAATGGTGTTGGTCTCTGATGCCGTATGATCTCGCGACACTGGCGGAAGGCATCAAGCGCGCCAGCAAGGCTGGCGATACCGAGGCCGTGAAGAAGCTCGGCGCCGCGTATCGGCAGTTGCAGGCGCAAGCGCCAGCGGCCGATAGCGGTCCGCCGCAAGGTGCTGCTCCCGGCTCCCGCGAATACGCAGATTGGGCGGCAGCTCAAGCTCGGGCGGGCAAGCCACTTCCACAGATCGAGGGCTCGGCAACGCCGACCACCGGCCAGAGCTATGACAAGGCTTTGGAGGAGGTGCGGCGCGCTGACTATCCACAATTCACGGAGGAGGAATTTAAGAAGCGCACCGCCGATCGAGGCGTGCTGCAACCGTTGTCCCTACCCGAGATCACGCAGAACGATCAGCTTTTCAGTGGTGCCGACGAATTGTCCGGTGCCGCGAACGCTCTCGCAGGGATGTTCAAGGGGCGCGACCCCGGGGCGGTCTTTGCCGCTTACAAGGATCTGCAGCAGGCTCGCCGCGACCTTGGAGTAGAGCGCGCCGGCCCAGCGGGCCAGGTCGCTTCTGTTCTTGGTTCGCTGACCTCATTCGGCCCGGCCAATCCCACGGTCGCGGCCGCTCCAGCAAGCCTCGTGAAAAGCGTCAGTACCGGAGCCGGAACAGGTGCTGGTATGGGCG